GGCGATTAAAGTAGGTGGAACAGACGTAATTACAAATGCGAGACAGCTTAGTAATATTGCTTCTGTAGACAGTACAACTGCGGCTGCAATTACAGCAGCGGGTGTAGGGGGTTCTGATCCTATTACTTATCATACTTTAACTTCTGATGATTTAAGTCCTTCTAGTGTTCGTCATCACATCAGAACTAATTACATATACTTTCAACAAGGCACCAAAATTTATACTTGGCACAGAGCCAATAAAACCGCAGGTAGTGTTACTACCATTACTGGTTTGACACATATGATGTTTATCAGTGATACTCTTGCTGTTGGTTGTTCAAACAGTGGTATGTTTAAAATAACAATAAACGGAGATACTATTACCGCAGGAACGCAGACAAATTTTCCCTCTATAACTAACTATTTTGCTGCTCACTCACAATCAAAAGTTGTTGGTTTAAGTTCAACTCAGGCTGCTATACTTACATCATATAGGGATGGTGATTCTTTTTATTATTGGGCTTTTGCGGCTGTAGACATTTCAGGATCAACGCCAAGTATAGGAACTATGACACTAATATATGCTAGTGGTCGGTATCAAAGCACTACTTGGTTTGGCTCAAGAGTTAGAAACGGAAATCAATTCATTGCCACGGGCCGTCACGGTCATAGTACAGGAGCAAACTTTGGCGGTATATTTCATGTAAGTGGAACAACTATTAATTACACTCAGTTTACTGGTCAAACGGGTTCTCAAAAAGGCCCAGGAGGCACTGACTTTGGTCTACCTTTTCCCTACAATGAGGGGGATGCTTTGTCATGGCTACCTAACCCATCAGCAACTGGATATTATGTTGGGCCTCATAATACTGGCTATCCCAACCTTGCAACAATTGGTTTTGCAAATACCACAAGTGCTACAACTGCTAATAGCTATGCGATGTTATCTCCTAGCGGTGCGCCACAGACTAACAGGAATAATCTGGAGCGTGTAACTCCAATTACGACTACTACTAATAATGGTCAGTACTATGTGCTTCAATATACGGCATACGCTGTAAATGGTAGAACTATTTATCGTGCTTTATACAGAGTTCAAAGCAACTCACTATCCGTAGATAACAACAATATTTTTGCTTCAAGCAACTTCACCACAGATACAAATTCTTCTCTTTATGACATTCCGTCTACTAATACATATTTAAACTTTTATGATGATAGATCCGCTAGCACAGACGCAATGAACCCTAGAGTTAGATTGTTTACAATTAATACTAGCAATCACACACAGACCAGTTCGTTAAAACAAACCTTACCGACTTCTGGAAGTACTCGATCTACTATGTGTACGATACCAACACGGCCTTTATTAAAAAATAATTATCTATATAATTTTGAACAAGATTTTTATGCTAAATCTAATGATTATTATAATACACAAACCCCAGGACGAATTAATGCTTATATACCTTACTCTACCGCAGAAAGTTATGGTGTAGAGTCAGTACGAACAATCGAAGCTAATCTAGCAATTGTTTTTGATCCTAATGGGGCAAAAATAGTAGAAGTCACTGAGTAAGAAAGGTTGATAGATGACTAGAGCAAGAGACTTAGGAGACTTCATAGCAGACGGCGCAGCGGCGGAGCTTGTCGTAGATACAACCACGCTTGTAGTTGATAGCACCAATAATCGAGTCGGCATAGGAACCGCGAGTCCTAGTCAGGCTTTAGATGTTACAGGCACAGCAAAACTTGCAACAGTAGATATTAATGCAGGTGCAATAGATGGCACAGCAATCGGAGCTAATTCTGCTTCTACAGGTGCTTTTAGCACAGGGTCTTTTACAGGTGATGTAAGCATTGCTGATAAAATCATTCACACAGGGGATGTAAACACAGCTATACGCTTTCCTGCTGCGGATACTATCTCGTTTGAAACGTCTGGGTCAGAAAGGTTTAGAGTAGCTTCTTCTGGACAGCTAGGGGTTGGCGGTGCTAACTATGGCACAGCGGGTCAATTATTAACATCAGGTGGTAATGGCGCTGCCCCCACTTGGTCAGATGCACCGTCCAGTGGAGCGTCCACTGCTTTTGTTTACTTTATGAGAGGATAAGAATATGGCAAGTGGAAGATTAGGATCTGCTGTAGTAGGATCTAATAGAACATTAACTATATACGACAATACTAGCGGCTCTTCAGCTTCAATATCATTGATAGCGAGGATGAAAAGTTCAACTTCTAATGGTACATTATCAATATTATTAGAAGCTAGTGCAACTGCACCAGAAACAAGTACTCAAATCAGCACAACAAGTTTTACCAAAGAAGTTTTAAAACTTTTTTATAACTCAGTTGTTCCTGGATCTGTCTCAAGTGTAACCGCTAAATTTGAGTATAGCACTTATGGAAATGCAAATAGAGGTACTATTCTTACAGAATTGCCTGGTGGCGCTACTACAAGCGGTCTTGTTGCCTCTGAACGTATCAATCCTCTTTGGATGACTTCTGATTGGAGCGATTGGGGGGTAGGGCAGTCTCCATCAAACGGTCTTATAGGTTTAACTAGAGGAGATTCGAGTGGATCAGTGCGTTATTTTACTCAAGCTCAAATTGATAGCGCAGGGTTAACTTTTACTAAATCCCAGATTAACGCAAACTCCGTTACAACGCCATCTGGTACATATGACAATGCAACTAGCGCGAGCTATGCAAATCGTTATGGGGCTATTGATATTTATTGCAATTTACAGCCTTATTGGACTGTAAACGGTAGCGCATATCTGGGTGTAGTATTTCTAGATACAAACGGAAACCAAGCTAGAAATCATACAAGATCTAGCAACTCTTTAATGTATCAGCGGATATCAAACAGTGATCCTGGAACAAATGATGGCATAAATAAGATAAGTTGCCATGCGTCAGGTGGTATAGTAATTTATACTCACAATTCTAATCAGACTACTTACATCGTTTGTTACGGAAGAAGCGTAGCAGCAAACTCCGTAATTGAACAAGTAATTGAAGATAATCAATCTTCTTCGGGTTCAGGTTATCCCTTGCATTATAAAACTGAAACAGGGAATGTTAAAAGTTCATCTGGATTCTATACAATAAACTTTTTTGAGTATAATCCCAACACAGAAAAGTCATACGCTTTAATGCACTGGTACGGAAAGAGAAGGTTGTTGGAGTTCGACGTTGCTGCTTGGGAAGCAGCATTGGCAGCGGATACTGGAAGTACGTCAACGTATACTTTTGACCAGACTGTAACATCGGGTCTTATAACTGATATTTCTAGTGGCGCTCCTAGTTTCTTTACAAATGACGGTGTTATTTTGGGTGGGCCGATTGTAAGAACTGCTAAAAGTAAATGGGTAATACCTCTAAGATCTGGCAGTACATATAACATCTATGAAACTACAGATTTCAAAACCTATACACTTTATAGCACTACCTCTGCATATACTGAAACATTAGACAGCGTAACATCAGTTATATCTGATGGTTCAGACACTGACAAAGTTGTAAGCAACTTTGATACATTAAACCAAGCAGGACTACTAGAAGAGAATTTGTCTTTTAATGACTATGAAAGAACAGGTTTAGTTATATCAAATAACGATAGAGTAATTGTTCGCAACAGTGGCACTGAAAACATTTCCTTTAATGTCATGGGATATGAAGGGGCTTAGTAATGGGTAGAACAGTAAAAACAGTTTCGACTGATGGCGGTTCAGGTGGTGGAACCGCAGGTTTATCTAGTGCAGATGTTACAACACTTATTGAAAACAATTCAGAGTTTACGTTAATTAAAACATATCCTATTTCTGCGGATATAAGTCAGTATACAATACCCGCAGCAGACGTAGATCAGTCAAAGTATGATGTTTTTCGTTTTCTATGTAAGGGAAACAAATGGCGAGCAAATGGACAGCCTTATTTTTACTGTGGGGGCAATAACATAGCTACTGTTTCTCGCTATGGAAGTGGTAGAAATACATCTAATGGATCAAATTCATATTTTGGCGCACAGATAAACTCTTCATCCGCCAACTTCATTATGGAACTTACCTTTCGTTGGGTCAACGGTTATTGGCATGCGAACGGATGGGTTGGTACGTCACGACCTGGAGGTTATTACGACGATTTTCGTATTTTTGATTCAATAACCGCAAGTGCATCAGGTGGATCTTACTATACAAATAATGGCGTTAATATGAAAAATTTCAACATTGGGACTGGCTCAGGAATAGGTACTCAGTGGGATAATAAATTTTACCTTTACGGTATGAAGAAAGTGAGTTCGTAATGCCAGAATATAAACAAGTTGGTGCGGAAGTAATTGAGCTTACAGAAGAAGAAATTGCTGAAATGACAACGGCTGCTACTGAAGGACTCAAAAGTGAGAATAGAAATATTCGTAATCAATTACTAGCAGAAAGCGATTGGACGCAAGCAAGTGATAGCCCACTAACAGATGAAGCTAAGACTTCTTGGGCTACATATCGTACAGCATTACGTAATCTCCCAACTAATGAGAACTGGCCTAATCTAGAAGATGCGGATTGGCCTACGAAACCTGAATAAGGATTAGCTAAATGTTTTTTGGCGCAACATCTATAGCTCAAGTACCGATAGGTGATGATGCGTCCGTTACTCGCGTTCTGGCAACAGGCGTTGGTGCAACAGGCACGGTTGGTGTTGTTTCTCTTGTTACAGATAACAACCTTAACGCTACAGGACTTGTAGGTACGGCTGCGGTTGGGTCGGTAGCAGTTGGCGTGGGCGGTGGTACAGTAATCCTAGTTGGTAGTTTAACCGCGACTGGTTCCACAAGTGACGTAACGCCTGTTACGAATGTAGATGTAAGTGTTACAGGGTTAGCGGGAACTGGAGAAGTTACATTGCCGACTGTTACAGGTACGGCTCTAGTAAATCTTCCAACTGTTTCTGCTTTGTCATCCGCGCTTGGCACGGTAAACGTGGTTATCAACGTACAGCCAACGATTACAGGTCTTGCTGCAAGTGCAAACATACATCAAGTTACCGTAATTGGTGATGCGATTGTGCCTGAGACAGGTTTAGCTGCCACTGCAAGTGTCGGTGGAGTAACACAAAGAACAACAGCCGTTATACCTGCTGCATCCCTGTCTGCCACGGGTTCTGTAGGTTCTGTCACGGTTACAGGTGGATCTTCTGTTACAGTCGGAGGACTTGCGGGTAGCGGAGAAGTAGGAACTGTGTTAGTCTGGGGTAGAATAATCCCAGAGTATGATACTGTCTGGACAGAAATAGTAGCTGCGTAGGAAAAAACATGCCAAGTACATATGCAACAAATAGTGGTATCGAACTTATCAGAAACGGTGAGCAGTCTGGTACATGGGGTACAACCACCAACAATAATCTTAACATAGTTGATCGACTGACTAACGGAGTTGGGACTATCAGCTTAGGTTCTTCTGGCGCAGCGCATACCCTCACAACAAGTGATGGGGCATTGTCCGATGGTCAGTTTAAAACACTTGTATTATCTGGGGCAACCCAAGCTTGTACGATTACGATAGCTCCCAATGACGGTCAGCACATATACTTTGTAGTAAACGGATCAGGACAAGCTTGTACGTTTAGCCAAGGCTCTGGTGCAAATGTGACTGTAGCAAACGGCGACAATGCTATAATCTACGCGGATGGAGCCGGATCAGGGGCAGCGGTTGTAGACATTACAGCCAACCTTGGTATGAGTAGCGTAAACATTACAGGTGGTTCTATAACAGGAATCACGGACCTAGCTATCGCAGATGGAGGCACAGGCGGAGGCACAGAATCTGCTGCTCGAACGAACCTTGGTGTCGCTATAGGATCAGACGTTCTTGCCTATGATGCAAACTTACAAGCTTTTGTTACTGCTCTTACTTTACCGACCTCAGACGGTAGTGCGAATAGAGCTTTGACTACAAACGGGTCAGGGACTATAGGGTTCTCTAACCTTGCACCTAACACATCAATAGCCCTCAGTATTATTCTGGGATAGGAGACAGACATGGCAGAGCCGAACATTGCAGCATTAACTACGATGACAGGAAAGGTTAACGTAACCAACCTGACAACAACCTCAATAACCTCGATTCTTAACAATGCAGGTAGCAACAATAAAGTTCTCAAAGTTAATCTTGTGCGATTGGTAAATGTAGATGGTAGCGCAGCAAGAACTTGTACTGTTAGCTATCACAATGCAACTAACGCAGGCGGCACGGCTACAGAGGTTGTTCAACTTAAATCTGTAGCCAATAATGATTTCTTTGATGTGGTAACAAAAGACGCTCCTATTTATTTAGAAGAGAATGGAAGTACAGGAACTTCGTTGAGTGCTACAGCGGGAACAGCAAACGATTTTAAAGTTATAGTGTCTTATGAAGAGATCAGTTAATGCCTCTATCAAAATTACAATTCAAGCCAGGGGTAAACCGTGAAATAACCGCCTACTCTAACGAGGGTGGTTGGTTTGATATTGATAACGTTAGATTTCAAAAGGGCTACCCTGAAAAGATAGGCGGTTGGCAGAAAAGATCATCAAACTCGTTTCTTGGTACTTGTCGTGCATTACATCCTTGGGTTTCTTTAGCTAGAGATCAGTACGTTGGTGTAGGTACAAATCTTAAATACTACATTGATGAGGGTGGCTTTTATAACGATGTAACTCCCTTACGACTTACAACATCAGCGGGTGCTGTTACGTTTGCTGCAACTAATGGTTCTTCGGAACTTACGGTAAGTCATACAAATCACGGCGCAGTTGTAAACGACTTTGTAACATACTCTGGCGCAGCTAGTCTTGGTGGTTTGATTACTGCTACTGTTTTAAATCAAGAGTATTATGTAACAGAGGTTGTAAACACAGGAAGTTATAAGATTAAAGCTAGAGCAGCGAGTACTTCTATCTCTGACATAACATACGAAGGACAACTTAATCCTAGCCTTGTTGCAGCTAATGGATCTGATACTGGCAACGGTGGTAGTTCTGTTGTTGGTAAATATCAAATAAACACAGGGCTAGATATAGGTGTATCAGGTGCAGGTTGGGGTGCCGGAACTTGGTCACGAGGAACTTGGGGATCTGCTTCTTCAGATGCAATTGTAACAAACACTCTTCGTCTTTGGTCACATGATAACTTTGGTGAAGACCTTATTATGAACGTGCGAGATGGCGGTATATACTACTGGGATGAGACAAACACATTGTCTACCAGAGGTGTTGATATTACGTCTCTAGCAGGGTCAGACAGTGCGCCTACTGTTGCAAAACAAGTATTAGTATCAGACCGAGATCGACACATCATAGCGTTTGGTTGTGACACGGAGGCTAATCCGGGTGTCCAAGATCCGTTGGCTATACGGTTCTCCTCCCAAGAATCTTTAACCGACTGGGCATCCACAGCGACCAACACAGCGGGTGAGTTGCGTCTCGGTTCTGGTTCAGAGATTGTTACTGCTCTTGAAACCAGACAACAAATCCTAGTTTTCACCGATACAACACTGTATTCGATGCAGTTCCTTGGTCCACCATTTACATTTGGTGTCACCTCTTTGTCCGAAAACATTACGATTGCTAGTCCGAATGCTGCTATTGCTGTTGACGATAATGTATTTTGGATGGGTCGAGCAGAGTTTTATGTGTACAGTGGTGCCGTTCAAAAGCTCCCTTGCATGGTCAGAGATTTTGTTTTCTCTGATATAAACGAAGAACAACTTGATAAGATCAATGCTGCTTTGAACACAGAGCACTCAGAGATATGGTGGTATTATCCATCTGAGAACAGCACTGAAGTAAACAGATATGTTGTTTATAACTACTTGGAACAGGTATGGTACTATGGCTCTTTTGGTAGAACTGCATGGATTGACAGGGGCATTTTTGATTTCCCTTTTGCAGCAAACGCTGACGGTTATATTTATGAGCATGAAATCGGATTTGACGATGGTACAACTAATCCAACCACACCAATCAATGCCTATATTCAGTCCAGTCCTATAGACATAGGAGACGGTGAGCAGTTTATGCTACTTCGTAAGATGATTCCAGACGTAGACTTTAGGGACTCTACGGCTATACTTCCTGATGTGAACATAACACTAGATGTAAAAAACGCCCCAGATGGCACTTATTCTAAGACAGAAACGGATGCGTTTGTAAAAACACAAGCTGCTGCTGTAGATGCAAGAACAGAACAACTATACTTTCGACTTCGTGGTAGACAGATGCGTTTTAAAATTGCATCTGATGACCTTGGTGTAACGTGGCGTTTGGGTTCTCCTCGCCTTGATATACGATCAGATGGGAGGCGCTAATGTCTAGGCGTTTATCCCGTCCATACTTTCCTATTCCACCAGATCAATATCAAAGAACTTATTTTGCCGAAGTTATTCGGGCGTTTTCTGTGTTCTTAGAACAGATTCAAAACCCAGGTGACGTAAGGGCAACAGACATAACCATAACTAATTTACAAACAGATGACAGTGGATTAGAACCTGGGGCTTTATTTCAGCATGATGGTTATGTTAGAGTACCTTTAACCCATTCTGCTTTTCTTCGTGGATCTCAAGGCACAGGGACAGTAGGAACAGTAACAGTGAGTACAACATGAGTGATGAACATATTATAGTAATAGGAGATGGATCTAGGTTTAGACCTTCAACTTCAGTAGATAAGTTACAGTGCCATCATTGTAATAATATGGTAGACACACCAGAAGAAGTTGCATCATATCCAGATGGAACTTGTCCTGACTGTGGAAAGTCTTGGACAGCAGAGACAAAACGGCATACTGCAATTACAGTGACCGCACCCGAAGCAATTTCAGGAGAGGCATGATGGCAGAAGAAGCAGAAACAGAAAAGAAAAAAGGTGACCTATTCTCCTCAATAGGTGCACTTGTTGGCATGGTTGCCAGTGGAGGTAATCCACTAGGCGCGGCCCTTGGTTCTGGACTTGGTAGTTTACTTAGCGGTGGATCTTTAGAAGATGCACTCCAAGCCGGAGTAGGTTCTTCTTTTCAAGGGGCGACTATGGGTGTTCCAGGTTTGGCTTTGAATGCTTTGGGTAATCGCGGTGGTTCACGGTCAACTGCGGGTGGTATTGCTAATCTAGTAAAGAGTCCTCAAGCCCTACAGTTCGCGGCTATGGCTAGTGGGGGTAATCCCGCGCTCAGAGCTTTGGCGTTGGGTTTAGGACAACAAGGTGAAGGTGGCAATAAAAATGTCATGAACTCTTTACTGCAAGGTATAATGGAAGAAGAATTGTACAAGCAACGTCGTCCACGTTTTGAAAACTTAATGTCAGAAACAGAGTTAGCTCAGTATAATACTGGAGAGAGAAGACCAGACTATAAGGGCACACCTGTGATGGCAGCAACGGGGGGCATGATTTCAGGCCCAGGGACAGGAACCAGTGATTCAATACCCGCAGCGATTTATCAAGATGGTGGCAGGGTCCAAGAAGCACGGCTCTCGGACGGGGAGTTTGTCATGACTGCTGATGCAGTCAAAGGTGCAGGGGGCGGCAATCGAGCGAAGGGGGCCGCTGAGATGTACAAGATGATGAATAGGTTTGAGAGGAGAGCATAATGGCTGAGTCTACCGTCAAAAGTATGACGCTTCTCCCAGAGTATCAGGAGAAGTTTTTAAAAGATTTACTATCCAACATCTACAGAGTTGATGAAGACACAGGAGAAGTGGGTGGTATTGCGTCCAGATCTCCGTTGTTTGGACAACCCGTTTTGGACGAAGCCGGAGTTCAAATGTATCAAAAGTCTGATGGTACTTTTACCTCAGATGTAAATTTAGCAATGAAAGATCAGTATGGTGAACCAATTCTTGCGGTTGAAGGTGGCGTAGCTGCACCAGACGTAATTAGATTTACCGACCCACAAAAAAAATCAATTGAACTTCTTACTGGCGTAGCTGACCCAACTACAGGGGAACTTCCTTACTCAGGTATTGGTGCTTATAAACCTTTTTTAACTGACGCAAGAGACACTTATTCTACGGGTATTTCAGCGGCTGAAGGATCTATGGGTATGTATGATCCACAAGGTCAAGTTCTTTATGATACGGTTACAGACCCAAAAACGGGAGTTGTAACGAGAACTGCTAGAACAGACCCAACCACGGGAGAACTTATTAGAACAAGTGGGTACAAAGATTTCTATGATCCATTTGTAGAAGAGGTTATTGACACCACTTTAGCCGACATACAACGTGCAGGGGACATACAGAAGATAGGTGAACGTGCTCAAGCGGTAGGCTCTGGTGCCTTTGGCGGGTCTCGTCAGGCTATAGCAGAACAAGAGTTACAAAGAAACATAGAAGATCAAAAAGCAAGAACAGGTGCACAACTACGTTCAGCTGCGTACACTGGTGCGCAACAACAAGCTCAGTCTGCTTTCGAAAACCAGATGAAACGTGGACAGACTGGTGCTCAATTATTCCAGACTCTTGGCACGGGACTCGGTGCTCTCGGAGAGGCATCACAGCAATTAGGTCAACGAGATGTAAACGCCCTGTTTAATGTGGGTCAGTTGGAACAAGGACAACTACAAAGAGAGTTTGATGTACAACGAGAAGGTCAGCTTGAAGAAGCTTACGAACCGTTTGCTCGATTCTCTTTCATGAGAGACATACTAAAAGGTCAGCCAGGTGCCTCTACGGGTTTAGTTGCCACGGGTGTACCGCAACGTGGTTCTCTTGGTAACATATTGGCAGGGGCTAACACTGCTTCTTCTGCGGCGGGGCAAGGAAACTTATTTGGTTTGGGTAGTTTAATGAATGTAAGCGGGGCTTAATATGAATGGGGTTTATAATCGTAAGTTGTTTATAGATACGGCTAGACCTGCACGTCAGAAACTAGCAAAGATGGGTGGTATCATGGCCTCTTCATCCGACCTTATGCAAGCATCGATGCCCCCTGTTCAGCCCATGGCCCCCGCTCCTATGTCCATGCCGCAGCAAATGCCGCAACCAATGATGATGGCACCAGTTATGCCTGCACAACCTATGTCCATGGCTGCTCCGGCACCTATGCCTGCACAACCAATGGTTCAACAGACCCCGCCCCCCGCTCCTATGCCCCCTATAATGATGAACAATGGCGGTGCAATAAACGAACAGCTTAGAGCGTACTCTCAGATGGGAGAAAGAATGGGACGGGAGGCTAGAAAACCCGTGGATGTTTCTAAGGCTCCTACTGTTGAGCAAACAGAAGGAACTAGAGGTGCTCTTGGTATTCTAGCAGAGATGGATTCTGGTGCAGCGGATGCTGCAATAGCAAGATATGGATCACTAGAGGCAGCAGAAAAAGCTCTCAGTGAAAAGGGTCAGAAGATTGATGATTTAGCAGAAGAAGACACAGAAACTGCGGTCAAAGGTACTCTTGATGCAGCAGAGGTTCCAGACACTCCAGAAGGAAAACAGGAGTTTGCCCGTCAGGTCTTTGGTATGGAAGATGTCAGTGACATGGCAGAGATAGACCGCCGGATTGTTGACGTTCTTCAAGGAAGTGCTGTGGGTAAAGGTGCTGATGCATTTGCAATTGCTACCTTGGCAGGACTTGATGAGTTAAAGAAAACTCAACTGGCAAAGATAAAAGCAGCGTCAAAAGCAGCGGGAAGTGATTATACGCCAGAGCGTTTAAGACAGCGCACCATTGAGACTATTCTTAAAAACCCTGGTGAATTTAATGTGTATAATGACAGTGGTCAAGTGGACCCCGCCAAAGTACAACAACAGGCTGATATTCTTGTGCGTTCCATGGGGAGTGCAATGACAACTGGTCAACCAAAGCTTACTGTCGTAGGTGTTAATCCTCAAACAGGACAACAAATAGCAGAAAATCCAGACGGATCTGGTGGATATGTAGACGCAGCAACTGGAAAGCCTATATAGTAGGAGCCAAGAATGGCAGAATCAAAGCTACCTCCTGGGTTTGTACCAGTCACACAAAACACGGAAACCTCTTTACCCCCTGGTTTTGTGCCAGTCACACAGCAACCTGTTGAAGAAACAGAAGAATATGAAGGACGCTTCAAAGAGTTTATTGAAGGGGTTGGTTCTGGTGCCACCAAGGTAGTACAAGGCGTTGCTGAACTGGGAGCACTTATCTCAGATGCAACTAGGGGCACTGACTATCATGAAGATGTAGTAGAGGGCTTTGA